TAAAATCTTGAGTTTTTGGCTTTGCACCAAAACCCATCGCCAAATCATCCTTAAAATTATCAAACCAACCCATTAACTCTTCCTCCGATTCAAACTCTCAATTCCACCCGGAGTGGAATACCTCTTAATGTCACCTAACCCAGGTATGCCAACACCACTCAACGGACTCATCCTGCCACTGGTCCTGTACCTGCCAGTCGGTGCCTTCGGATCAACACCACGTAACTTAGACCCACCAAACAAACTAGCTAAACCCTTGTTAAACGCAGTCGCATTCCTGACCATAGTCTTGGAATCTAACGAAGCAGGAGCCGGGGAACCAGACTTTATCTGCTTGCCCCCCAATAACTCAGTAGCATACTTCTTAGCACCACTAGATACCGTGCCCTCGTCAACATTTCCACCACCACCGTTATACGCCATCAATGCCTTGGATACATCACCATCATAATGCTTAGTCATCTTACCCAAGTACTCAGCACCAAAACGCAAGTTGTCAATAGGATCTAAACGATCCTCTATAGGCTTAACACCATACCCCGGATCAAGACCCGTAGCAGCCATAATCTGAGTTAAACCAATCTCCCCAGCCGCACCCCGCGCATTCGGATCAAAACCACTCTCACGCTCAACTAAACGAACATATAACTCTGGATCTACTCCATAACGCTCCGCCATACTCGCAGCTATGCGCCTGTACTCGTTGCTCTTAGACATACGTCCCCGCTTCTTGGCCCATGGTCCTTGCAGCACTTTACTCTAATCCCAAATGAAAATATAGGGGCGATTTTTTCTGGGGGCTAGGGAACCTAGTTGTTGTTTACTTGTTGCCCAATGGAATTATCCCCGAATGAATCTACATGACCAATATTAAAGGACAGATTGAGTGCTACGCACCCTTTATATATGGGGGTGCCCCTTGCGGGGCAGCAGAAAATCGTGCCGCGCTGCGGCAAAGTTACCCCCAAGATGCTGCGCGGCAGCATCGAGACGCGGCGATTGCTGCGCTGCGGCGTAAAGCTGTGCCCCATAAATTAATTGGATACCTGGTTTGTTGTAGATTGATTGTTGTTTAGTTGTTGACAATCTCAATTGATCCGTGCCATACTCTAGAGTATGGAAGCAATCCAGCGACCAGTTAATTAAGGAAAGATTATGAACAAGTTAGAAATACTAGGGCGGATCGCCGAGCTAGACGCCCAGATCAAAGCCCTTAAGAAAGAGCTTGACGCGGCAAAGCAAAAGGCGATCCTTAACGGTTACGCAGTTTGGAAATATACAATGAACGGGAACCTGTCTACCAAAGCGCCCGACATGATATGGTGGAAAGAGCATCGCGGGCAATCGTTTCAAAGATTGTGTGATCGATCCGCTAATCCGGAACACCCAGATCACAAAGCGTTCTGGAAAAAACCCACCCCACGTTTCACAATCGCCTAATCAACCGCGGGGCTTCGGCCCCGCACCACTCAACCAGAAAGGAAAGACAATGCAACCAGCATATAACGAAGAGGCAGTAGAAGCTGCGAACGAACAAACCACAGGCAACCGCCTCAAATTCAAGCTCGAGTTCATGATCATGATGCTGCAATGTGATCGCACCGAAGAGGCTGGCGAGATGTACACCCAGCTGATCGAAGAGTTTGACAAACTCGCATAAAAGACTTGTGGCCCAGTTGTTGCTGGGCTACAATCAACACACTCTTAATCTAGAAAGGAAAAGACAATGGAAACCAGAAAACTTAGCACTATCGCTCAAGAGATTGAGGCAAAGTGGACTAACGTCAATTACGCCGCCCGCCCATATCTCGATGCCATGCACTCTCTACACGGTATAAACGATAAGTTTGGTTATGATGATGCGAAATCTATCGTGATCTATTTCGCAGCTAACGCGGGCGGATGGCGCGGCGATGATGCGCGGCGTATCAAAGCAGAGTTGAAATCACTAACAACAGCGTAAGCATATCAGCAACCCGCCTCGATGTGAGGCGGGTTCGTGATGCGCTTAGACATCGTTCAATTAGAAAGGAAATGATTCGTGGATAAGTACGAGATATTCGTTGCGCTAATCGGTTGGGCCTGCATCTTTGCAGGCCTAATCGGCCTTTTATACATAGGTTATGGATTCGGTCAGGTCTAACTGAACCCCGGCCCTGGCGCTGCGATACCTGAAGTCTACGCGCCAGGGCCTAATCAAACAACATCGAGATCCCTGGCTCCGGGGTAATGGGCATCTTTCCTTATCCCTGCGGGTGCCAACCCGCAGGGTTTTTTGTCAACCCGCAGAGCAGCCAGGTCGCAGGCTCGCTGCGCTCGCTAAATTTTTGTCAACCCGCAGAGTTTATTTAATTTTTATTTAATTTAGTTGTTGACTGCATGTTGGCTACGTGTTACTCTTTAGATGTAGCAAGGAGCTACTTAACCAGAAAGGAAAGATCATGAAAAAAGGTTATGCAACTCATCGCAGGACACCAGTTGAAATTGTTCTGGACCTTGGCGAACTAGGCACAATCATTCACCAGTTGCCCGCCGATAGTTCAGAGCGTCGTTCTTTGGAAAGACTAGAGATGCAAATCAAAAATGATTTGCACACATCCATCGGATACGAAGTAGAAAACAACTAGAAAGGAGGAGGGGGGCCACGGCCCCCTATTTTCATATGGAATATGACACAAGACACGGCGGTCCATTCGATAGAGGTGGCGCAGATTATTACTACCATCGACCCATAAATCCACACTATTTTATAGGAGGTACATCCACTAGCGAAAAAATCATCGAGCTAACGCCCGAAGAAAGAGGAGCTTACATAGCGGGCTATGAACAAGCCGAAGATTTTGGCGACCAGAAAAATTGGTACTAAACAAGGGGAGCTGCGGCTCCCCTTTCTTTTCGCCAGGGACCTGGCCCCCGGTTATAAAACCGCAGGGCCGCAGGGCCGCAGAGAAAACAACGAAACCGCAGGGCCGCAGGGCCGCAGAGATTCACACAAAATTAAAATAACTTTTTACTTGTGGAATACTTGTGGTCTGGTACTATTAAAGAGTTAATTAGAAAGGAAAACAAAATGAAATCTGGAATCATCTACAACGGGCCAAGCCTATTGGATGGAAAACCAATCGTTGTTATTGCGACCTACTCAACCCGCAACACTAAGACGGGCGCGGTCGTGCAAACTTATATCTTGCGATCCGATATCAACCCGCTTGAGGCTAGCAAAACGGGCGCAGACTTCTCAATCTGCGGCGACTGTACCATGCGCGGCGAAGTAACGACGGACCCAAACCGCAAGCAAGCTAAAGGTCGTCGTTGCTATGTCAATCTAGGGCAAGGCGTATTGATCGTTTACAAAGCATTCTTGCGCGGCGTTTATAAAGAGGGCGACGCGGCGACCATAGGTCGCGGACGTTTCGTTCGCGTTGGAACCTACGGCGATCCCGCCGCCGTTCCCCCCAAAGTTTGGGAGGATCTACTAGCAGAGTGCCAAACTTTTACAGCATATTCTCACCAAAGCGGTTGGCGTCCAGATATCGCGATGCAATCCGCGGACAATCGCACCCAAGCCGTCGCGCATTGGAAAGCAGGGCGGCGCACGTTCCGCGTGATCGCGGACCTTGGCGACCTAGACAAGGCGAACGAAGCCCTTTGCCCCGCATCAAAAGAGGCAGGCAGGCGCGTACAATGCACAGCCTGCAAACTTTGCAAGGGATCAAGCCTAGGTAAATCAATCGCAATCGTGGAGCACTAGATATGAAATATATAGTACATTTAATCGAGCATAAAAAACGAGCTTTTCTGCGTGAGTTTAAAAAATACGACGCCGCAGCGGAATACTGTAAGCAAGGAAAAGAGGACGACCCAAGCGTTTGGTTTCTTATTAGCACCAGAGACGCACAAGGGTCTAAAGGGCATCTATGGTCCAAGCCATGCTGCTTTTGAACATAGGACCATGGGCCACGGCTCATGGTCCTTTTGCTGTTAAGGTTAACAAACAACCCCTATTTGTTAACCTTTGGCTGTCATCGGGGGAAACTCCCCCAGAAAACAAGGCCGCAGGGCCGCAGAGTTAAGACGCAGGGCGCAGGGCCGCAGAAATCCTGGCCTCTAAAAGGGGGCGCAGGGCGCAGAACAAGGGCGCAGGGCGCAGGAACCGCGCTCCTTGGGCCGCAGAAATACCACCCTGCACCAACAAGGCACCCTGATCCCCCTCAAATAAAAGTATATCACCCTCCTTGGTCCTCTTTACCAAGAAGAAAGTGGCACCACCACGCGCCCAATATGCAGCATTCCAAGCGACTTGATGAGGTGAGACATTTACTGCGTTGCTCTTGGTTGCTTTTAATTCACACCAAAACGACAACCCATCCCAAACCATATGCACGTCTGGAACGCCGCCGCCATGGACGTTTTCAATCCTCGTTGCGAAGCACTTCTTTGGTAAGTTCTGCCTTATCGTGTTCCAAAAGTTTGCTTCTGGTCCCTTGCTCATCAGTGATGTCCTTGTACTGTCCTTCGATTAAGAACGCTTGCGGATACTGCTTCTGCAATAAGGCTAATCTTGCTGTAATCTCATCCCTTGAAAGCTGATCCATGGTGTTAATGTTTTCGCGTCTATCAATAGTCAAACCACCTAGAGCAGAACGTATCTTCTCCGCATTTATAGCAGCAGAAAATTGTCCTGCGTCCTCCGCTCCTGCGGATAATTGGTGTAGTCTTTCCAGTTGTCCAAGAGTAGTGACCCCATACCTACGCTCACGCTCCTCTCGTAGCTCAGTGATGTACTCCAAGACATGAGGATAATCTTTCCCATTCAAAAACACTGAAGCTTGTTTTGCAGACACATCATGAGAGTACCCTGCCAACCTAGCGCATTCAGCATTAGAGTAGATACCTTCCACAATCTTTTGAGCAAAAGTCATCTGCCTATTTGTTAGCTGTCTGCCATGTTCTTTTTCGATCTTTTGTTTTATAGAACCCATTGCAAACCTCTATCCTTTCAACAACTTTACAACAACTAGAGCAGGGCATCAACTGAGTACACTAGATTACGGTGTTTTTCTCCAAGTTGTAGAAATGTTGCAAGTATCTTATAGTTTACTACCAGAGCCACACCGTAATCATTTGCCCCTGAAGTGTCCTCATTTTTCTGAAGTGTCCTCAATGCACCCCTTATTTATATGAAATGATTACAATGATTACGGTGAGTACACGTTTTTTTTCGAAAAAAAAAAAAAAATCAATAATCTA